ATGGACAGTAAACAAAGGTTATAAACTAGTAGGTGTTGATGCTTCTGGACTTGAGTTAAGAATGTTAGCACACTATATGAATGATGAAAGGTACACACATGAAGTCGTTAATGGAGATATACACACAGCAAATCAAACTGCTGCTGGTCTGGAATCAAGAGATAAGGCGAAGACTTTTATCTACGCATTTATCTATGGAGCAGGTTCAAAAAAAATCGGAAGTATCATTGGAGGTTCGGAAAGAGATGGCGAAAGAGCTAAAGAAAAATTTCTTAGAGCAACACCAAGTCTTAGAAGCTTACGAGAAAAAGTGGAACGAGTGGCTCAACGAAGATGGGTCAGAGGACTTGACCAAAGAAAAATAATAATAAGATATCCTCATGCAGCATTGAATACTTTATTACAAGGAGCAGGTGCTATTGTTATGAAGTATGCGTTGACATTGCTAGAAGAATATGTTATAAGAAAACAAATCAAAGCATTTCCAGTTGTAAATGTACATGATGAATTCCAATACGAGGTTGAAGAAAGTAGAGCCGAAGAGTTTGGAAGGTTAGCAGTACAATCAATTATAGATGCAGGTAAACAATTAAATGTAAGGTGTCCACTAAATGGTGAATATAAAATTGGAAACAACTGGTCAGAAACACATTAGTACTATAGCAACAGACATCAAGCAATTGATTTCTGATATATCTACTGGTAAACCTGCCAACATGACAGAGGAAAACTTAAATGTTTTTCTTAATAATATTAAAGAAGCTATTCTATCTTGGAATACTTCTCAAGTAAAAGCAGAAAAGTCTGAAGGTAAACTTAGAATGTCTTCTATTGGTAAACCTGCAAGACAACTATGGTATGATAAACATAGTCCTAAAGATAGGAAAGATGAAGATACAGGATTAAATTTAAAATTTTTATATGGTCATATCATTGAACATTTAGTTTTATATTTAGCAGAGTTAGCAGGACATACAATCAAAGACCAACAAAGAAAAGTTGAAGTGTCAGGAGTATCAGGACACATAGATAGTATCATTGATGGAGAAGTATGTGATGTTAAATCAGCATCACCTTTTAGTTTTAAAAAGTTTCAATCAGGTGAGATAGTAGGTGATGACCCATTTGGTTATCATGCACAATTAGCAGGATATGAAGAAGGATGCGATACAAAAGAAGGTGGCTTTCTTGTTGTTGATAAATCAAGTGGTGATATTTGTTTTTACAAACCAGATGATATGGCTAAACCTAATGTTAAATCTTTAATTAAAAATTTAAATACTGCTTTAAAACAAGATACTCCTCCAGAAAAATGTTATGAGTTTAAGACTGAGAAGAATGGTAATAAAACTTTAGCTACTGGTTGTATGTTTTGTCCTCACAAATGGGAGTGTCATTCTGATGCTAATGGTAGTAAAGGTTTAAGAGTATTTAAATATTCTAATAAGAATGTTATGTTAGCTGAAGTTGTTAAGCAACCTAATGTAGATGAAATTACAAATCAATACAAGGAACAATTAAAAAACTATGGAAAAAGAACTAGTACACAAACATCTGTTAATTAAAGCAGAGGTACAAAATCCTCCAACAGATGAAGAACAAACAATTAATTGGATGAAAAAATTAATTGATAAAATAAATATGAATATACTTGCAGGTCCTTATTCATCTAAGGTTTCTAAAAAAGGAAACAAAGGATTAAGTGGTGTTGCTATTATAGATACTTCTCATATTAGTATTCATACATGGGATGAAAAACAACCTGCATTAATTCAGTTAGATGTTTACTCATGTAAAGAATTTAAAAAATCTGATGTTATAGATTGCTTAGATGAATTTAAACCTGTAACTGTTGAGTATAAATACTTTGATAGAGAAACAAATTTTATAGAAGTTAAATAATGAAATGTTTTATTTGCAATGGTGATGTACTTTGGGGTAATGACTTTGATGCTGAAGATGTGTATGATACTGATGACTATTTATTTGTAAGTAATTATAGTTGTAGAGATTGTAATGCTTCATATGAAGTATGTCATGGAAAAAAAGAATGAAATATTTAATTATAATTATTTTAATAACAGGATGTGTAAAGAGTGAATCTGATTTTGAACCTGCTCCTCCTGGATTAACAACTACAATATATAAACAATTAATAAAAATAGAAAATGAACAGTAAAAAAATGAAACCTATAAGAAGAAAAGCAAAGCATATTCTTGTTGAATGGTTACAGTCTTTGTTGTCCAAACAAGAAGCGAGTAAGATTAATTATAAAAATGTATTTGATTTTATTCCTAATCAAACTCACTACTATGATAGACAAGAACAATTTAGACTACAACCTTGGTCTTATAAATGGATAGTAAAAAAATTAAAACGAAATCCAGAGTTGACAATAGACGATTTAAATGCTATGTTACAACCAACTGAAAAACAATTAAGAAGAATGGATAATATATTATAATGCCAAGTAAAGAAATGTTTAAAGGTGTTGCTTACGATAGCTTAGATAAGCAAGTAGATGGAACACATTACAAAGGTATGAAGATACAACCTGCTCATTTTATAAATGAGAATCAATTACTTTTTGCAGAGGGTAATGCTATTAAATACATTTGTAGGCATAAGCTAAAAGGAAAACAAAAAGATATAGAAAAAGCTATTCACTATTTAGAAATGATATTGGAGAGAGACTATGACTAATGAATCACAAATAACACAATTAGAAAAAAGAGCAAGAGGTTTTAGAAGAATTATCTCAGCATTAAATGATTTACCTATGTATGGTATTAATCCACACTTAGATAAAATACTTCATGTTAAGATTGATGCATTGAAAGACCATCTTAAATTAAAGATAACACGAAACAATAATAAGTTAAATGAAATGTATACTGAAAGTATAGATAGTTTAGCTGATGATGATGGACAACAAGGAGAAGTTGCACCTGTTGTTATAGAAGAGATACATAATAAAAGTATTCCATCGCCTGATGATAGAATGAATTTTCCAAAAGATTAAGTATGATATTAACTAAAGAAAATCAAGAGAAGTGGGATAAAGCTAAAGAATTACATAATGAAAAAATGGAACAAAGTACTGATATGTCTTATGAAAATGAATCTGAAGCACCTAGTCCTATGGTTCATATATCATTAAGAGAATATGATAAATTAAAAGAACATCAAAAATTTATAACTGATAAAGATTTAATTAATTGTATTGATAAGATTGAAGAACTTGTTCGTGCTTTAAGAAAACATATAATAAGGACAGATGTATGACAAATATTGTAGGATTAAATGGTAAGACTATTAAACCACCTGAAGAGAAACCAGTTTATAATTTAAGGGTTTGTTTAATTGGGTCGGATGATTTAGATATTAAAAGAGTAGAAACATTTGGTGTTGCCGAAGATGGTTTCTTTATGGTTAAATCTTTAGACAATCCTAAGTTTCCTATCTTTATGACTAGCCCTGTTAGGATTAAAACCATTGAAACATATAAAGAAGGTGATACTCCTATGACTAAACTTAGAAGCGAGAAGACCGATGATGACTTTCTTGTTGACTTATTGAAAGAGAAACATGAAAACCAATCGAAAACTTAAACAAAAGAAAAGAACAAAAAGAAAAGAAGCACATCTAATGGGCTTCAAATTAATCATAAATAATCAAGGACAATTTATTACTGAGTTATCTAAATATCCTTTAGATAAAATACATCTTCATTTTAAAAAAGAAAATGCTGGTGTAATAAAAGCTTTGTTAAGAGAGTGTGATGCTAAGTTTGGTATGTTGTCTGAAGACTTAGAAAAAATTGCTTCAGATGTTTTTCATTCTTAAATTATTTGTTCTGGAGTACACATATACTTAGTTGCTAACTGAGCAGCATTAACATCTTCAATTGTTTGCGTATTTAAAAGTTGTTCAGATATTTTTAAAGCTGCTATAGTACAATCTTTCCATGAATTATACTCAGTTTGTATTTGTACTGGTGGTAAACATTGGTTGTTTACAAAAGAACATAGACTCATTGTCAATATAAATTTCATTTATTTTCCTTTCTACCACATTTACATCGTGGTGCAAATACTTTAGATAATATTAATTTTAACCACCTCATTCTATTATAATCTTTCTAATACTTTTTTCACCCATATAAATTTCTGTTTCTGCTTTTGATTTTATACATTGATACTCTACACTTTTACTATTATTATTACGCATTGCAATTCTTTTTCCTTTCAAACATTTAGACATAGATTCTTGTATTCTATGTTCTTTAATTTCTCCATTAATAATCATTAATAAAGCTACAACTATTTCAACCATGTCCATTACCATTTGCTCTTACTTTATCTTTTATTTTTTCAATATCTTTTAAAGCTTTTTCTAGTTGTTTAGTTACAAATTCTATGTTAACTTTATTATGCATCATATCTTCTATTCTCTTTTCAATCTTCTCTACTGTTTTATATAAATCTTCAAGCAACATAAATTGTTCTTGGTCAGTCGGCAACTGCTCAGACTTTTTAAGCAAGTCTGCTTGGAATAATTCTCTTGATGTCTCAAGGCTTGTTAGTCTTGCTGTTACTTCTGTATAGGCAAATACACCCATAGCTACTGCTACAACAATCCCAATCATGTTCTTGACTGGCATACTTACTGATGTGTCTTGTGATATTTTCATATAGGTGCTACAATAATTGTTAATATAATAAAAGCTATAATTAATACACCTGTAAAATAATAATTCATATACCCACACTCCATACTAATTACTTCTTTTTATTAATAGTTGTTTAAAATCTTGTTCTAATTCCTTAATCTTTTCTTCCATTCTTTTTAATTTATCATCTGTAACAATAGTATTACCATTGTTCTTTTCTAATTTTAACATTAGATGCTGTTGGTTTTCAGTTATTTGACCAAGGTATTTTTTATGATTCATTAAATGAGTATCATTTATTAAAATAATTTCTTGTTTATTTTTATTAATAGTTTCTGTTAATGATACAATATATCTTACTCCTGTAAATGTTCCAACTATAATAGATACTACAACTGGAATCATTACTATATTTTTCTTTAACAGTTCTGCGATGTTCATACCTTCTTACCTTTATTAACTCCTTCTTTTATTATATAAGATTGAGTTCCATTAGCACCAGTCTCTACTTCTTTTCTAAGGTTCTTAAAGATGTCCATCTCTTTAAGTTTTCTTTCAACCTTTTTTTTAAACTCTTCTAGAAGTTTTGTGTCTCGCATTTTTTCTTCTCTTTCTTAGTATGTTTACTCTTGAGTGCCATAACCATGTAGTAAACTTAATTGAATAAGTTTCTAACCATGAAAATAAATCATCTACTACACCACATAATTTATAAAAAAAATTATCTATCATATTATTTCTTTACTAACGAACCACCAAAGTATAAACCAATAATAGCTGATACTAAGTTAGTATCTAATGGTGTAATAACTAAACTATTAGATGATAGTGTTACCCATTTCATTATTTCTTTTTCTGGTATAAAGAAAAATCCAGGTTTAAATTCTAAGTAACCTACAATTACACTTACATCTGGTTGGAATATAGGCATTAGTTTTGGTAATAATACTATAGCGAATACAGCAGTCAATGCTATAATTCTTCTAGTCCATTGAAAACCTTTGTTGTCATATTCTCTAGCTTCCTTAAAACCTTTTTGTTGTACTTCTGCTCTTTGTATAAGCATCTTTTGTTCTGCTTGTTTTGCTTTTATGCTTTGCGACCATAGACTCATTACTCCTCCGAGTACTGTAGACCCTAGCATTGTTATCATTTCAAATGGCATTTATTTCTCCTTTTTTTTTAGTGCTTCCATTTTAATTGCATTTGCAACATCTTCCATTCTTTTAGCAACACCTGAACCTGATTTAACTGCTGCTTTATATTCATCATTCTTTAAAAATTCTTCAGCTGCTTCCTTAAATTTACCTTCATTAATTAATCTAATAGTTAATGGACTACCTGATAATGAACCTCTATACCATGATGATACTATATTCTTTTTTAAATTATTAGATAAACTATCAAAGTTTTTAATATTTTTTTTAGTTTGTATTAATTTTAATTTAATGTTATTTTTTAAATCTTTCATGGCTTTCTCTTCAGAAACCATTCCACCTTCTTTATTATCTTTATTATAAAAACCATAACCACTTGTAATAAATTCTTCATCTCCTAATCTATAATTTTTAAAATACTTTTTACCATCAACAATAATAACTTTACCTGTTCCTTCATACTTTTTAATTTTATCAACATAGTTATTTACTTCATTATCTATGTTTGCTGTTGCTCCTGTTGCAGCTATTACTGCAGCACTAGCCATTGTAGTTAATTTTTTTTTATCCATAGGTTTTTTTTCTATTACTTTTTCACTTTGAAAATTTAAATCATAATTTAAATTATCTCCAACAATATATTTATCATTATTAGTAAGTTGACTTGTATCTATTTTTGAAACATTAACTCCTTCTAAATTAGATAAAGCTAAATCTCCTGTAGCAAATTTTTTTCTTTTAAGTACAACACCACCATAAGAAAATTTTTTAGGTTTGATTACATTGTTGCTACTGTCTACATTACTTTTATTATATGTTCTTGTTCTTTCTACACCACTAAATAAATCTATTATCCACTTTCTATAAGTAGGAAAGGGAACAATCTTTTCCCAAAATCTTCTTGTAGCTTTTTCAGTTTCTCCTTTTAAAATATCTTTTCCAATAAAACCTACATCAGTCGCAACACTAGCTGCAGGAAAAGGAATAAACCATGGTTGTCTAGAACCTGGTCCAGTTAATCTTCCTATAACTAATTCAGGAAGTATTCCTGACATACCTGATAATCTTAAAGATTCAGCCCACCATTTTTTTTCATTATAAGCAGGGTCAGTAATAACTTCACCATCTTTAGCTATCTCTCTTAACATT